TTACGTCTTCCTTTAATATATCCTCTTTTAATATATCTTCCTTTAAAATATCTTCATATAAAGTGGTATTATTATCAAATGACTTTATATTTTTGGAATTGTCCCAAGTTTCTGTATTACTACTATTTGGTCTTACAAAACTATAATAATTTATACCACTAAATAATTCATTCATTATTTTACCCTTTAACGATTTGAAATCTTTTGAATTAGCGGCTTGCCATAAAGCATTTCTTATCTTAATAGCAGATTGTTCATTATTATCATCAATAAGATGATTCATAGCTTTCATAATATCACTATAATATTTTTCATTAAATTCTTCAAGTAATTTAGAACGTTCGTATTCTATATCTGTTTTACGTTCTTTATAATTTTTGATACTTTCATTTTTTGGATCATCAACTCCAAAATCAAGTCTAGCTTCTTTAGTATCAATTTCTTTTTTACGTTTTTGCAATATCTGGATACGCTTTAGCTAAATCTACAGTAATATCGCCATCTGAATCAACTTTATAACCTTCTGGTAAATTCTTTTGTAAAGTACTAGTTATCCAACTTGTGGCATTACCACCAGCTTTTCCCATTATCTCCAGAAAATCTTTATATATGTCATATGATTTATCGAGTTTATTATTAATTTGCTTTATTTGTCTTTCTCTTTCAGCATAAGTACCTTTCTTTTCTTCTTGCTGTCTGGCATTTTGAGCCTGTTGTACATTTTTATATTTGTTTAATTCATTTTGTATTTTTTCTTCATTATGTTTTCTAACATCGTCTTTAGCCTTCTGATACATGGCATTCTTTTCTTTCTGATAAGCATCCCACTCTTCTTTAGAATAGAAATATCTTGACTTACCAGGGCCATAATAATTATCAATTTTGTTGTAATAGCCATAATTGGCCATATTATTTAAATTCTTACCAATGCTTAAAGCTTTAGAACTAATTCCATGAGATAACTCTATTGTGTTATACTTTTTATTTTTATACTTATATAAATTAGTAATAAACTCGTTATATATCATAATTAAATTCTCCTTCATTATAACAATCTCACTCTCCGCACTATGAAAAACTATGAACATTTATCTTTTTCGAAAGGAGGTCTACAAAGATGAAGTTTATATATGTGTGGGTTAAGTATTACTTATGGTGGGGCGTACAGAGAGTGAGAGTTGTTGACTATAAGTTACTTACGGATTACCCATTGGGAGTCCAACAATATACATAAGACAAGCTTACGGATTACCCATTGGGAGTCCAACAATATACATAAGACAAGCTTACGGATTACCCATTGGGAGTCCATGGATTATCAAAATATCTTAAGTTGAATCCAAGGAGTTTGCCAGTGTATTTTCCTATGATACCATCTGGCGTAAGCTTCTTAGATTCTTGGAATTTCTTTGTGGCAGCATCAGTCTTCTTACCAAAATCGCCATCAACTTTACCACAATCAAAACCTTTACTATTTAGCATTTCTTGGGCAAACTTGACATCAACGCCTTTACTACCCATTTTGATTTCTCTAACAAGCATAGGTTTTGTTTTCTTGAGAATTGTTTCATAATCAATAAAGTCAGCATAACCCCAAGCTGACCAACCATGTTTATCTACTGATTCATATACACAATTCTCTTTACTTGATTTCATATGTATACACATACCATTACCAATGTATACACCTGTATGAGTTATATCCTTCGATGATTTGCCTTTAAACAGAAGTACACAATCATGAATTGGAATTGTAGAAAATGGACCTTTTCCTGTGCACTTGTCGTAATAGCCTTGAGCAGTTGTGTCATATCCTGATAACCCGGCATGCATACCTGAACAATCAGAACCAGGCTTGCCTTTTCCTTCCTCCAATTTTTCTGTATAGTACTTTTTATCGTACTTCTTTGATTGATAGCGTTTGTAAGCTTCGGCAATAGTTTCTTTGGAGATTATCGTACAAAAATTCATTCCCCAAACATAAACTGTAAGGTTATCTCTAACACCTACATAATAGTTTTTAGCTTTCTGTTGACTTGCTTTCTGCATTCGCATCACCATCTTTCTTGGCTTTGTTATAACCAGCAGTTGATACACCAATAAGTGAACCTATGAGAGTACCAATAGCTGCCAATATTGTAACAATCACATTAACAGTCTTAGGATCTATATCAAGAACACCAAGAACAACTGATAAGAATGTTACAACAGCCGGAATACATATTAATGCAATCCATTTTAGTACGTTATAAATTTTATCCGGGATTATCATAGTTATTTCCTCCTTTTTGTATATTTTTATGATTTGCTTTACCACTTTTGTTATATATCTGGAAAGCTGTTTTGCTAGTGCATTCATGTATAGTATTATCTCGGAAGTGTATACCATTACAGATACCATCACCAGACTTCGCTTCAACTTTCTCTCCAGATGGTAAGTAGCTATAGTTTTTGGAATAAATCCTAGCTACTCGATTACAAACAAAACTATTATTACAAATATCAACATTCTCCATTGCTGTAAATGATAAACAAGCCTGAACTAATTCAGCGTTTAACTTGCAATTGAATACATTATTATGTATCATAATATTTTTGTGCTTGTGATTACCTGATAATTGACTATGTTCTCCTATACAAGCATAAGGATAGTCTCTATAATTTGATTTACTGAATAAGCAATTACTAATTCGTATATTCTCACAACAAGTACCGTCATAACATTTTGATTTCTTTGTAGAACCAGATAATACAAATCCACTATATCCAGCATGGTCAATCTGTATCATTTCTTTATAGGCTGACTCAATATCTTTAAGATTATAGCCTAAGAAATTACAGTTATGTACATGCACACCTTCAGATGAATTAATCTCTAAAGCATGACATAATGTATCTTTGAATGTAACATTCTCTATAATAACATCATGTGAATGAAAGAATGTTAGGAGATTATCATATGAATAACCTCCCATTCCTTCTAAAGTCCCATTCTTTATAGTAATGTTACCAGCCCCAGAATACTTTGTAGTTTTTGTTGTTACTTTATTAAGAAATACAGATTGTAAATTTCCTTTCCTTTGTAATATAGCACTATTCAAATCTACAATAGTATCTGAAGGTATTATTAATTGTTTTGTTATTTTATAAATCCCAGGAGTAAACTGTACTATACCCTTATTATTTAGCTTTGATTGAATCTTAGACATATTGTCTTTAATATTGATTACTGTAACTTTAGCTGGTATCATAAGGGTTATTCCTCCTTTATAAATTTAATATAAAATCTCTGAAACTTGTTGACTCTACAAACGCACAAGATCCAGGTTCACATTGAATTTTAACATTATTATATCTAACTGGATTTTGGTAAATATAGTTTATCATATCAATTTCGTTAATGTTTAATTCTTCCAAAATCTTTCTTTTAAAGCGTTTTAAAGCTATATATGAATCGTCATAAGTTTTACAGCTACCTAGTCTCCACACGCTTGCCTGATAATAGAAATATCCGTGAAGCATCGTCATCATTATCTGATTCCATGCAAACATTTTAACCTCTTCATCTTTTGCACTGTTATACATATCAAAAAATGGAAATGAAGCTCCATGAAGATAATCTCCTAAATAATTTTCTATATAATAAAATTCTTTCTCAAAATATGATCTTGACAATGATTGAGGATTGTATACCCATCTGTATGTATATACAGGTAAATATATATAATCTTCTCCTATAGCAATTAAATGGGCAAGATTACATGAATTAAAATACACATCTTCATGAGAAAATAGATCATCTTCAAAATGACAACCAAATTCATCTAAAGTTTTTTTCTTGTTGAAAAATTTTCCATGCAGCCACGTGTCGGTATTTTCTCTCCCCATAGTCCGTCCGAACCTTTTTTCCTCATAGTAGTATTCTCTAAAATTAGTACACAATGTATAGATATTTTCATGATCATTAATAAAAGAAAATACCTGATCAAAAGCATTTGGTTCGAACATATCATCATTATCAATAAAGGTAAACCATTCTCCATGAATGTAGGATAAAGCAGCTTGTCTTGTATTGCCAGGACAATGAAAATCTCTTGTTGTTGTACAATAAACAAAATTAATACGGTCTTCATAAGTTTTTACAATATTTAAGAAATTATCCGTTGATTTATCGTCACAAATAATAACCTCATAATCTGCTTTA